AATCCGCTCCTGCCACCTCGATGATCTGCTCGCGCAGATCGCGCAGCGAAGCGTCGAACAACGGCTGGAAGTTGTCGATGTTGCCCCACACGAGTGTGATGTTGATCGTGTCGGTTACGTCCGTAACCATCGCATACCCCCGCGTGAAGACCGGAAAGCCGCCGAGGTAGTACGCTGCCGAATGCTTCCCGTATACCGCCGAATCGTCCAAGATGTCGATGCGGTCGATCAGACCGAAGGCCTTGCGGTTGCGGGGCGTCAGCGGCAGATTGATCTCCGCGCTGCGGTTGCTCTGGATCACGTCGAGATCGTTGAAGACCGGCGACTGGAAGATCAGCGACGGCGTATCTTCCAGATCGCACAACTGACCGTTTATGTAGAGCTCCTTCGTCATAGCGTCAAGTGCTTTATCGAAAGTTCTACCACGCAGTCCTGCATGCAGGCATTCGTCCGCGAGATGTCGCCGTCTTCGACATAGGCGTCGATCCACACCTTCCGCCGGGCGTCGTACAGCTGCACCTCCCGTCCGGAGAGAATCGATGCGCACAGGTCGAACAGTTCACGGTCGACCAGTCCGCTATGGAGCGTATGGGTCGTGGTCGCCGTGATCGTGCGGTGGCGTTCGGGTGTCAGTTTCTCGGAGAGCGTTTCGAAGGTCTCGTCTTCGGATACGTCGTCGACGCGCTCGGTCGGATGCCAGAGAAAGTAACGCATCAATCCCGTTGCATCGCGCCAGCGCACGAACGATCCGCTGTCGCAAGGATTCACCACGACCGTCAGACGCGCGCTCTTCACGGCGCCGGTCGTGCCGCCCGTCGAGACGATCAACTGCCGCTCGCCGCCTCCGAATTCGCGGAAGAAGGTCATCGGAAGGGAGAACACGGGATCGACACGCGAATAGACCTCCCGCCGGCCGCTGTCGGCATCGGTGAAAGCGAAGTCCTGCATGGCGCCCGTATAGGAGTTGACGAGGATCTGCTCGCTGTAATCGAACGCCGGAAAGACCACGATCTTCGACGGCTGGGGCCAGCTGATCGGGGTATCGGCCTGCGCATTGTTCGTCATCGCGCGCGCCGACGCCCCTTTGAGCAGATAGAGCGGCGACGAGGCAATCGCCTGCCCGTCTACTTCGAGGCTGATCGTCGTTTGCGCATTCCCGTCCTGTGCGATGATTTCGAACAGATCGTCCATCGGGAATACGGCCGAACCGTTGATGATCGAACGCACCAACGTATAGCCGCCGACTTTGACAACGGCCGCATTGTATGTCGGCGCTTCGCTGACTCCGACCGTATTGTAGTTTCTCGCCAGCGAAATGGCGGGTGTTAATCTATATTTAGGCATAATCACTGATTGTTTCATTCAACATCGTAAACACGCTGCGGTCGAGCTGCTCGGAGAGTTGCCGGTCGATGTCGTCCACGGCCGGCTGCAACAGGTCGAACAGGATCTCCGTACCGCCGCCCTCGCGGTAGAGCACCGTGCCCTTGCTCCATACGTTCGCCGCCACGGCGTAGGCGTCGATCTCCTCGATGCCGTAGAGCCCCTCTTTGGCCTGCGCCCATCGCTCGATCGCAAGGAGAAAAGCATCGAAGGAGGCGTATTGCGCCTGCACATCGCCCGCAGAACGTCCCCCGTCGACGCCGGCGATCCCCTGCCGGCCGACGAACGCCGCTTCGAAACCGTCGTCGTTCTGTTCGACCTGCGTTTGGAGCGATGCCGCCGTCGCGCCCGTGGCCCATTCCGGCACGCCGAGGCTGTTGACCCGCTTTCCGCTGCTGCCCGTCTTCGTTTGCAGATTCGCCACGACCTGCGTGCGCAGCGTATCGAACCGCGCTTCGCACACCTCGATGAATCGCTGCGGATCGAAATAGCGCAGTATCTTGTCGATCCTATCCATTGTTGCAGGTCGAATAGGTCATCGTCGCCTCGCATTCGACTCCGCAGACCAGCTGATCGAATCGGGCGGCGAACGGGGTGATCTTCGTGACCTGCACCTCGACTCCTCGATCCCGCAATGCCTCGAAAAACTCCGCCGAGCGGTCGATCATCTCCTCGACGATCGGCATGACCTGCGTCGCGGTATCGGGTTCCGCTTCGCCGAGGTCGCCGCAGAAGAGGAACTTCGAGGCGCGCTTGTAGACGCCATCGAGATCCGTCGGCGTGATCGTCTCGAAGAATTGCCGCACGACGACCGGATACTCCGTGATCGTTCCCAGGATGTAGTTCGTCTCTTTAAGGCGGGCATAGATATACGAACCGAAGCCGCACGCCCCGGCGGCCTTGTCGATATGGTCGTTCAGCGAGTTTATCTTCACTCCCACGATACGGCGGGCCGGCGGCGTCTGCCCGACGACCCTGTACTCGTATTCCTTGTTGTCGGTCATCTTCTTTTGATTTTAGAGGTTTGTATCCTGCTGAGATTGCGCTGCTCGATCACGTCGTTCGTCGTCGACTCGAAGGCTTCGTAGACGACGCTCCACTCCATGCCGTAGACCGACGCGGGCGATACGGCGCCGTTCATGATCTGCACGTACTTGCGCACCACGGCGGCGATGCCTCGGTCGGGGCGGTCGATCTGCGCCTGCCGCTCCTCGTCGGTCGGTTCGATTTTCAGATCGGCGAATCTCTTCGAGATGGCCGCGAGCGTGTCCATGCAGTGCAGAAAGTAGCGGTACGCACGGATGAACCGCAAATCCGCGACCTTCTCTTTCGGGATGCCGAGCATTTGCGACAACACGTTGACGAAGTAATCGGTGGAGCGGTTCGTCGCGTTCAGCACCGCCAGATCGCGCATCGTCATGTGTTTCGGATCGCGGGCCGCAATACGCCTGTCCGGCAGCCACCGCCGATGCAGTACGCAGCATTCCGGTTCCGCCCGTCTCCTGATCTCTTCTGCAAACCTACGGCTTTCGAGGTTGAACAATGCCGCCCTGCCGATGATGATGTCCCGAACGGTGTCGGTCGATTTGACGATCATAATCCGAATAAGTTTGCGGGTTCGAAAATTGCCGAACAATAGTCCGGCACGGCCCCCAGTTCGACGAGCTTCGGCCGCAGGACGCAGCATTGGCGCACCATATCGTTCCAAACCTCTATGGCACGGATGCGCGGACTCGCTTCGTCCGAATATTCCCCACGCTGCACCTTCTCGCCGGCCGGTGTGCCGACCGTAGTATGCGTGCGCAGCCAGTAGAAATAGACATAGTTCGCAATGGGCGAGGTCTTGACCGCTTCGTTTCTGAGCAGCGCAACGATCTGCGGATTCTCCTCCGCCGTCTCTGCCAGTGCCTCACCCAACAGATTGCGGAGGAATCTCGGCTCGTAAATGGCGATGTAGGAGTTCGCCGAA